CCTTAACTCTTCTATTGACTTAGGCTCTGCACTATCACATATCAATTCCTTGCGCCCAAATTGGATGGATTTTAGAAAGTTACCCAAATCGTTATTTGTCATATTAGTACGGTATAGTAATTCATCAATGATTAGTTTGCCTTCATACTTATAAATCGCAACAAGTGTACTCGGGTCATTTGTGAAACCAAAATCCATCCCATGTCCGACAAGTTCGGCTCTTTCAGGTATCGTGTCAATCTGCTTCCATTGGTCGAAGATAACATCTTGCAGGCTGCCTACTTGCCCTAATCCATATACATTATACCAATTTGCCCAATAGGTTGAAGTCTTTGCCCTTTCTTTTGCCTTTTCAATCTCATGTACTATTGATTGGTCAAGTGCTTCATTGTCTTTATAAGTTAAGGTTATTAGTTGGCTGTCCTTATCATGTAATAATTCGGTATCTACCCAAAACTCACTAACTGGATTGTAGTCTAAGTAAATGAATTTCTTTGTTCTTATTGATAATTGATAGTAGCTTTCAAAGTCTATATTATTGCACTCATTGATGAATAGAATGTCACGCCTTGCACCCCTTAACTTATTTGGACTGTCTGCACTAAAAAATTCAATGTAGCTGCCATTATTGAATGTGTAAATTAAACTTGACTTGTTATACTTGCTGTCATCCCAAAATCCGACCATTGTCATAATCTTAATGAAGTCACGAATAGCACCCCTGCGCAAATGTGGGATTGTTTCACTCACTATGCTTATTTCACTATTAGCTTCCTTTATAGCAAAGTCAATTAAGAAAGGTATAATAGAGAACGTCTTGGAAGCACTTGTACCTCCTCTAACTATTCTGATGCGTTTATTCAGTGAAGCAATCTTATCTTGTGCAGTTGTTTTTTGTAGCATTATGCGTTTTGCTCATCGTATAGACAAGCGGTTTTACTCACTTTCTTCATTTTTGACATTAATATCTAATCCATTAAAAATTGGTCGCTCAATATTGATGTTTTTGTTTTCAGTTTTTGTTGATGCAATGCGGTGGTATTCTTCCTCTGTTCCTATCAGTTTATACAATGCCATTTGAGTTAATGGGTTGTTTCCATTATACCACTTGTTCCGCAGTCCATTCTTGATTTCAATTTTGTTTTTGTCAAGTAGCTCTTTTATAGTGTTACATTCGTCACTATCAATTGGAAACCATTCGTAAAAAGTTTTCTTTGCAATAGGCAATAAAGTAACCACATCTTCAATAAAGAATAGTTTTTTCTTTTCTATTAAGTCCTTTGCTTCTTCATATAATTTACTTCTGTTGTACGCCATTTTTTTATTTAATTTATTCTTTTATATTTGCTGCATTATAAGCGATGTTAGTGTAATGGTTACATACTAACTTCCCAAGTTAGAGTTGGAGTTCGAATCTACCACATCGCTCAATTTTTTTGGATAAGGTTTACTTAATGATTTACACAAAGGTATTAAACTTTTATCAAGTGGGTAAATGTATTTGTGTTTTCCATTTGTAAAAAATTCAGTTGCATTTGGGTCTAATAATCTTTTAACTTCAGAAATTGTTTGTTTTATTTTTTTTGAATGTAATGTTTTTGGGTGTGTTTTTTTCCCATTGATAATAAATGCAGCACGTCCAGTTGGCTTTTGTAATCCTAAATAATACCAATTAGTTGCTTGATAAATAGTCCCTTTGTGATTTTGGTCTAAATCAGCATAAGAAACTATCATTTTTACAGTTGGCATTTTTTTAGGAAGTATTTTTAATGACAATGCAAGTGCTTTAGATGTGCTTTCTTGTTTTCCATTTAATGCCATTCTAATTAATTCAATTATTTGGCCATTTGCTAAATCAAATTGTTTACCTATATTAGGGTTTGCACCTGCTGAATACAAAATACAACCACACCATTCATTTTTATCATTAAAAACAGAAAATGCAAAAGGATTGACTGGAACACTTTTTGAATAATGAAAATTCTTACAACTGTAATTTATTGCTTTTAAACTTGCCTTTTCTAATCTCATAATTCACCTGCTGAAACACTAAAATAAGCCTTTGGATATTTACGGTCTAAAAGTTCCTGAATATCAATCTCAGCTTTTTGTAATTGTTCTGGTGTTTCAAAAGTTATTTTCATTGTTGGTGGTTTGTTTTTTTCTTCACCAATCAAGTCATCTAATTCAGGTTCTTGTTCTTGTTGCCAAACATCCAAACTCCATTCCGTTAATTTCTCACTATCCCAATCATTCGCCAAATCATCCCAATTCCATTCTCCAAATCCTACATTGTCCTTAATAATAAATTCTTTCTTTTGGTCTTCGGTTAAGTCTTTTGCATAAATAGTTGGCACATCTTTTAATCCTAATTCTTGGCAGGCTTTCAACCTCATGTTGCCACCTAATACGATATTGTTTTCATCAATAATAATAGGTCGCAGTTCTAACATTTGCGGAAAGTCTTTTATTGATTGTACTAACTTTTTGAACTTGTCATCCTTTATTATTCTCGGATTGTTTGGGTTCGGTTTAATTAGATTTATTTTCATTTTAATCTGTATATTTTACTCCAACTTGTTGGCATTGTTAAGTCTTTTATAAATTCATAGCCTAATGTTTCAAAGGTTGTGTTCCACTCTTCATGTCTCTTGATGTTGATATGTCCCCAATCTAAATCCCAATCCGTTGTGTTTGGTGTTGAACTAAAAAGAATATGTTTAGGTTTAATCTTTTTAAATAATGCTTTCAATTCTTTGTCGGTCATGTGTTCTGCGACCTCAATAAACAACATTAAATCAGTTGTTATTGGTTTAGGTATTACGTTTAGGTGTGGCATATTTTCAGCCATATAATTGCGGTGTGCCTCAAAATATTCATAGACTGATACGTTATAACCTTTCTTATGGAAAGCATCAGCATAAGCACCTACACCTGCACCATAATCCAATACACTTTCAAATTTAATCTCATTCTCTATTACAGTTGCAGTTGCATTACATAAGTTAATGAAGTCTTGATTGAATGGACTAATTCCCATTTCAAGTTCTGCTTTTAAAAATTCTTTATCTGTTATCATTTCTTTGGTCTCCCTATCTTTTTAACTTCTTGGGCTGCCTTATCTGATTCGTACTTATTAACCCACCTAATCATGTTCATCAGTACTTCGATGTTACACCCACTACATCCGCCTGGTCTTATTCCTGTCAATTCATGTTGAAATTCTTTTAGTTGAAGCAGTTGACTGGTTTGCCCAATCCAACTATTTTCAGTTTGAAAAACGTGAAGTAGTTCACGCAATGAATAACGGATGGTTTCATCCTTAAAAATTATCTCGCTGTAAATTTCATCAAAGGTTTTCATTTAGTATAATTTAATTAAAAGTCTTTTCATCAAAATAGCTAAGTAACTTGCATAGCCTCCATAACCTAATGCAATAAGGAAAGGTTGCGTTTGTGGTGCAAATATAAATAATAGTACTCCAAATAATGTACTCCAAAAAGAAAGGCATACAATGCAGTTAAAAGGTTTGAAGTCTAACCATGCAGGGAAACTACCTGCGGTGAAGAAACTAATCCATAAGAATGGTAATCCTAAAAGTGCTATCATGTATATTCTTTATTAATCTTATTTAATACTTTATTTATATATCTTATTTATTAATCTTATTTAAGGTGTTGTAGTCAATGTTGTACTCAATGTTGTAGTCAATGCTCTATTTATTGTTGTTATTTAAAATTTCTTTGTATGCTTCAAATCGTTCTGTTGCTACATTAGTCATGTGGTAGCGTTGAACATCAATATATAATTGCGCCCTTAAATCTTCAACAAGATTTGGATTGTCTATTAGCTTGGTCATGTACTTATACCAATCGTTCTTATGTTTAACTTTTAGGCAATTTACATTATGTTTAAGATCGGGTGAATAAGGATAAACATCGCTGCAAATTACTGCTTTCATTTTAAACCCTGATTCTAATAATTTAAGGTTTGATTTGTTGTTATTGAAACGATTATTTCGAAGTGGTATGAGTGAAACGTTTATGAGGTCATAAAAGTTCCCATATTCTTTAACTCCAGTTTCTTTGAAGATTCCAAATTGAGATTCACTTGCCTTGCCCCTTGCGCTCAATACACTAAGTATAGCTTGACTTGTTTCGGACTGCGTTGCAAATCCACCATAAACAACTCTAAACTTATCGGTATAATCATCTGCGGTGTAGAGTGAATACAATCCATCGTGCATCAAAATAACATCTTCTAAATGCGTGATTGACCCACTCCATCCGAAGTTTAACTTACCATTATTCTGCGGTTCTCTTAATTCAAAATGTCCTTCAGGATAAATTCCATTTGGTACGATGTAAATATTTTTTTGCCCTAATTCCTTATTCAGTGTATTTGCTAATAGTTCATGAGTGGTGGTGCAGGCAGTTGCGTTCTTTACTGCTAAACTAATTTGTTCGGTGTGGTTGCCATTCTTTGCTGCATAGTATAAGATATGATTTTTTGGTAATACGTAGTCATCATCCAAGTCAATCACATAAGGAAGTCCAACTCTTTTTAGTTTATCAATTAGTGCTTGCGGTTCGTTTGTCTTTGAAGCAAACCTATTCATCACTACTAAGTCAAAGTCTTTTAAGAACTCATCTGTGGCACTGTCAACTTCATTTATTAAACTTATCTCAATCTCATCTTTGAAAAGGTCTGACATCACGTTATGTGGCATCCACAACCTATGATAATCAACTCCGCTAATCTTTGGGTAACTTGGTAGAACTATAAGTAGTTTAATCATATCTGCTTTGCTTTTTGTTTAATTTTTTCTTTGACTGCTCGAAGTGCTGAATAACTAATGCCTGTTAATCGTTGGACTTTCTTCATATCTCCAAACTGATTATATAATAAGATGATTCTATTTTCAAATTCATTTAAGGATAACATGAACTGCTCGGCTTCCTTTGTCATTATCTCTTTTGATAGTTCACTTGGTGTGTAGATGTCGAATTCGATTAACTCCCTTAGAACTATCTTTCCTAACTTGCCATTTCTCGACATTACGTTAAATGCTACTCGATAAAACCAAAACTTTAAATAGTTAAGGTCGGGCAGTCGTTCATCTGATATGGTTAGAATTTCGCAGATAGTTTCTTGGTAGATGTCTTCGGCATAGTGTGTATTTATCTTGTAGCACATTTCTTTAAATGACTTGTCGCTAACAATAATATCCACTAAGTAAAGTCTATCAGGCTTCATTCATCAGGATTTAGTAATGCAAATATTTCATCTTCTCTTTCCATTGATGCAAAGTTAGTTATAATTTTTCAATTTCTTTTTTTACTTCATCCCAATATTCATCTTGAAAATAATCTCTTATTGAATTTTTTATAATTTCAGTATATATTATAATTTGAGGATGTTCTATGTTTAAAATCTCATCAACTGCTATTAATGCACATTGTTTGGCTATTGAAGTGCATAAAATTTCATTACCACATTCCGTATCTTCATTCATTAATATAATTCTATATGAATTTACTAACTCTTCTGCTTTTAATTTTGTTGTCATGTTTAATCCTTTCTTGTTTCGTTGAATAATGTTTTTTCTTCCAATACTTTCACAATATCAATTTTATAGTGCTTAGACATTGACAAGCATACGAGAATTATGTCGGCTAATTCCTTTTTATCAAAGGTTGAATTGTGCTTAGGGTAACTATTCCATAGTTCGTTCACTTCATCTCGAACGTCAATTATCCAATCGTAAAAGTCTATTTTACTTGTTACCTTACCTCGCTTTAATTGCGCTGCATAGTTGCGATTTATAATTTCTTTTATTGTCATTTGTTACCTCCGTATGTTTTGTTGTAGTAATGTTCCGAACCTGCATATTTTGGCTCATCATCATATCTTGCATCATCCCAAGCGTCAGCAAAACCTATATCATAAGCATCTTCTATCTGCTCCTTCTCGATTTCTTTGGCTTGGTCGAACAAGTCCAAAAAGTACGGACCAATTTCACTGCTTAGTTTTTTGCTGATGGCTTCTTGCAGCCATTTAACTGCTGTTTGTTTTATTGATTCCATAAGTCTTCTATTGTTATTTGTTTTGCCATGTTAATTACTTCTTTTGATTCTATTGTGAGCGTTTCAATCTTTGCTATTAATTTTCTTCGCAATAATAAATCATTCGTTTTAGACTGATATTCTAAGTCTTCTAAAACATAATCATAAGCCTCTTGAATATTAGCGTTAAACTCGATATTACTTACCTCATTCGTATCAACTAAAATCTTGTAAATGTCGCCAATACTTGGTTCATATAATCCAAAATGACCAGTTTTAAGGTAAGTTGATTTCGCATAACTCATAAATTCATCTCTAATTCTTAGTTTATCTTCTGCGGTGTATTCCTTAATAGGTTCAATTCTTGGTGTAGAACGTATTTTAATAGCATCTAATCGCTTTTCTTCTGCCATGAAGGACTTAATCCATTGGTGAAATGTAACGATGTTTAAACCGAAGTATTCGCCATAAACTTTCCGTACTCCATTTTGGAAACATAAGTCTAATTCATCAATTTTAAGATTAATAAAGTATCGCTTGATCTCGTTTATCACTCCATTGCTTAGGCTGATTAACTCCTTTGATTCGATTACTTTTCCGCAATCGATGTAAGTCTTTGCAAGTACTTTTATTACTCGGTCTTTTAATTCTTGTTGCTGCATATCAACTATTAGTTTTGAGTTTAATGCAGTTAAGTAGTGGTTGTCGTTTGTTTTCATTTTAAAATGGTAATTTAATTGATTCTATTTGTATTTTTATTGCGTTTTTTCGCAGTTTTATTATGCCTAATTTTCGATTACCTACTAATACTGATTTACTGCCATTATTATATACTACTCTACAAGGCTTTTCATTCATCCAAAATTTATTTGAGTGAAATATCAATCCTTCAAAATTAATAAATTTATAAGCAATAATTTTATCATCAATATCTAATTTTTTTTTTGACATTCAATGTTTTATTTAGCAATTATTTTCCTGTATACAGTAGTTAGGTGCAAGTTTTTTTAAAAGTTTTTTTACCCACGCTCCCATAAAATTTTTCAAATTTTTAAAAGGTTTTGAACGGTGTGATTTTCAATTCGCTTTTTAGCAATATCAAAATTCGTTTCTATCATTTCAATTCCTATAAAGTTTCTGTTCATATTTTTACAAGCAACCCCAGTAGTTCCGCTACCCATAAAAGGGTCAAATACAGTCATTCCTTCATCACTACTGTGTCCAATTATCTTTTCAATAAGTTCTACTGGCTTTTGTGTTTCGTGATATTCTTGTTTGCATTTTCCAATCTGCCAAACGCTTCCATCTCTTTTGCCTCTTATCTTATGTTTTCCGTTTGTAGCAAACATTATACTTTCATAATTGTAAGAAAAATTCCCAGTTAAATCACCCATTCCACCACCGCCTTTAAACCATACAATTTGATTTTTTGCTTCAAAGTGGTTTTTAATTTTTAGCCACCAATAAGGCATAACATCAAATCTTGTAAAAATATAAATTGCACTTTCAGGTTTTAATATTCGTTTAAATTCCCTCATTAGTTCGTCCACAAAAACCATAACAGAAAATCCATCATCTCCGTGAACTAATTCAGTTGAGCCACTTTTGTAACCTTTAGTAAAATTTATTCCGTATGGTGGGTCTGTTACTATCAAATCCACAGAGTTATCGGCAATATCTCTTATCCCTAAAAAGCAATCCTTATTATATAATTTCATTTCCATATTTTCTTGTTGTTAAAATAAATTAATCCCTCCGCACCCCTCTCAAAAAAAACTTTTAAAAAAACCAGACACCTAACATGGGCTATAACGCCAGTTTGTGAAAAACAAACCGAGCGTATAGCCCCGTCCGTTATGTACCATTTTACCATGACACAGATACATCAGCGTTATACCCACTATCACATTCGCAAATAACAACCTTGCACTGTTCAAGTCCATTACGTTCTAAACAATAAAACCTGCAATGTTCTGTTTTATAAATTAGCTCTTTCCTCTCAATATATTCTCTTTCTCTTTTACTTCTTTTTTCTTCATCAATACATGAATAAAAAACGGTACATAACAGCAAACTTGCAAAAGCAATGGCTAATTGGTTAATTGAATTTTTGTTTTTCATATTTACATTTGTTTTAGTTTTCATCATATATCATATTAAGTGCCTCTTTAGCTGAATTAACCATTGATTCCATTTTGGATGGTTGACCTTTGGACAAATTTTGTCCTTTGTTGCTTGGTTTCATATATGGAATTACATTGGCTAATTTAGTCTTCCAATTCTTTATTGGGTTATCGTGTCCATCGTGCCAATTATTTGTGTTATAATCAAAGTATTTAGCCTTTAAAGCATATTCATAGTTTCCTATCATACCTGCTTTTTTAATACAAAGTAATCCAAATTCTATAAATTCAAATTCAGATGGTATTACAAGTTCACCTTTTGATTTTTTCTTTGGTTTTATTAATACAATTTCATCTATAATTACATCTTTATTTTTATTTTCATTTTCATCTTCCATATGTTCATCATATGATTTTGATGTGTTATTCATATCATTTTTGTATTTACCTGATTTATTGTTGCTTCTACTTTTAGAGTATGCTTTACGCTTTTCAATCTCAATTTCTAATCGCTCATTGAAATATAATCCATTTTCATCTTTTTTAAACTTTTGCAAGATGTCTTCATCATGTGTTTTACATATCATTTTAATTTGATTTTCTTTTAAATGTCCATGTTGATGTTGTGCCATTAATAGCCTAATATATTTTCCAACTTGCTCATCAGAAAAAAATTGTGTACCGGTTGTAAAGTCTCCGGTATAAAATAAGAACGCAGGGTCTTTTGCCATAAAAATAAAAAGCCTCAACTTTTCGATATCAGGACTTCACTTCTGATACTACTTGGTTAAGGCTTATTAATAAGTTTAAGTTCTATAATGTGAAGTCGAACTACAATGCAAATATAACTACTACTTAATCAAATAATAGAATAATTTTAGAAGATATTTTTTCACAAATAATTCCCATAAAGTGATTGTTATGATTATCTTGACTATCATTGGTAACTATTGATTAGCTTTTTAGATGTCTTTTTGAAGTCAAGCGAATACTCAATGAAGGAACAGCTATTGCCAAATATTGACAACTTAGTTACTCGTTCTTTTTTGATGCTAAATCCCAGTGCAATGATGTCAGCTATTCGCTGCGGTAATTTGGTACAATATCCAAATTGCTTTTGCGTGGCTTGAATTGATGTGATTTTGTTGCCTGCTATCAAGTAGCAGATGATTGATTCGGTTTGTGTTTTTGGTTTTTTCATGTGTTTATTGGTTTGTATTTTTTAAAACGTATTGTAATTCACTTAGACATTTGTTGCCAAAATTTCGGATTCTCAAAAGGTCTCTATCACTTAATTGCTGTAAGTCTTTTAAGGTGTAGATTTTATTATCAAGTAAGCAGTTCTTAGTTCTTACCGACAAATCCATATCTTTTATGTAGACTTGTTGTTCAGGTTCTTTTTTCTCATTCTTTTCTTCGTTGTGCTTTAATAAGCCTGCAAAGAGATTCTTTTCATGATACCTTAGCAGTCCTAATGCTTCAAGTGGTGTAATTTCATCATTAAATTTAATAGAGGTCTGTAATCCATTGTATTCTATTGTTATTGTTTTCATTTTATTTTGTATTTGTTTTTAATTAATTGTAATTCTTCGATTGTCCATTTCTTTGTGCGTGTTTCATTCGCTAAGTCTTCAAGTGCGATAACTGCTTCAAGTCCTATTTTTTTAACAAGTCTTTCACGATAGTTTAATTCGTTGCCATTGAGAAAAACATTGCACTTTTTACAGGATTTCCAGACGTTAATTTCATTGAATATAACTCCGCTGTAAGTTTCTGCTTTCTTGAAGTGTGATGCGTGCCATTCGTTTG